TCGGGATGAGCGCGCCGATGCGCGGCAGAGCGCTGCCGACAACGCCGAGCGCCCACACCAGCCCATCGGCGACGGTGACGAGCCAATGCGCGGGCTTGTCGTCCCACTTCGCCTTGCTCGCGAGCGCCCACTTCTCCGTCGCATGCGCGATGCCTTGGAGCACGTGCGCGAGCACCGTCAGCGCGGCGACGAGCGCGACCGCCCAGGGCCACGCGTGTTGCAAATCATCGAGCCATATCATCGGTCGCCTCCTTCGGCGCGGCCACGCTCAGCGCGTCGCGCAAGTCGTCTAGCGAAATCGGTTTCGTCAGGAAGCGCACGGCCCCCACACGCTGCGCCTCGATCGCCGTCGCCACCGAGCTGTCGCCGCTGAACAGCACGACGGGCACGTCGAGCCCGTGCGCGCGCATCCGCTCGACAAGCTCGAAGCCGCTCATGCCGGGCATCAGCACGTCAGCGAGCACGACATCGACGGCATGGCCAGCAAGGGCAAGCAGCGCCATCTCCGCGCTCACACAGACGCGCGCGTCGTAGCCGAGCGCACGCACCTGCTTGCCCAGCGTGATTGCGACGCGCTCGTCGTCGTCGATGATGAGCACACTGATCATCGGGCCGGCCTCCGAGGCGGCGGCGGTATCTGGCGAGACGGCATCTCGGGCTCGTCGACGAAACGATGGCGGCCAGTGTCATCGCTGCGCAGGCCGAGGTCGCCGCGCATGGCCTGCAGCAAGCGCAGTTGCTGCTCCTGCGCTTGGGCGATGGTCTGCTGTGTCGTGTGGACGTGCTGTAACTTCTCGACCTGCAGTTCGGCGTTGCGCGTGGTGCGATCAAGCGCACGCTCGAGCGCCTTCATGATCTCGAGCTGCTGCTGCTCGATGATCCGGTTCTGCTGGATGTCGGCGATCGCGACGTTGAGCGCCTTCGCAAGATCGCTATCGCCGGCTGCATGCGTCGGCGCCCGGCCGAAGGCGCGCTTGATCGCCGGCAAGCCCTTGTCGAAGAAGACCCACGCGAGCACGACGGCGAAAATCATCCACTCGGGCAGCTGGCCCAACAGGTGCGCGGCGTCGTCCATCACGGCACTTCTTCGAAGCTGCTGATGATCGGCCCATCGCCCCAGCGCATGCCCCGCGCGCCGTGATCGGCGTAGACGATCCGGCAACCCGTTGCGCCGGGCGTCGGGTTCGAGAGGAGCGCGCCAGTCTCGTAGATCTCGGCCGGCCCGATCGTCCACGTGGGTTCGGTCGGGCTCGTGACGCAGTGGTCGTTGTTGGCGAGCTGCCAGACTCCGCCGACGAGTTCCTCGATGCGCAGCACGCGATACACGTGCCCGTTCGCATGCGCCGCCGTCGGCTCGAGCCCGTCGCCCGGCGACAGGTTGCCGCCGCTCGCGCGCCACGTGTGCACCGAGCCCCACTGCCGGCCGCCGCCCCAGCCGCCGTCACGCAGCGCGATCCAGTGCTCGGGCGCGCCCACGGTGGGCTTGCTGTTGAGGACGCGATCCCCTTGGCGGTAGAGGTTGGTGCCGGTGAAAGCAAGATCGTTTTCGCCTGGCGTGTGGTCGCACGCGCCGACGTAGACACGATCCTTGCCGACGTAGTAGCCGCGCGGGAAGCGCCAGCGGCCGGCACCGTGTGAGCTGCGCGGCGAGGTGATCTCACGCACCTCGTAGCCGGCGACACCGAGCCATGCCTGGCGCAGGTAGCCGCCGGGATCGTCCGCGTCCGTGGTCCACGCGTCCTTGATGGCACCGAGATCGCCGGTGCGTGTCCACTCGTCCCACTCGTGGCCCTGGCCACCGAGCAGGCGCGTGTAGCCGCCGGGGAAGTCCATCCACAGCCGGCCCTTGCGCAGGCCGGTCGAATACTCGCCTTGCGAGCGCGGGTCGACGCGATCGATGTTCCCCGACTGCATGAGCTGCGGGCCAGCGATCCACGCGCCGCCGTAGAGCGAGCCCGAGCCATCGCCGCTGTTCTCGGAGTAGGAGTCACGCCATGCGGTGCTCGCAGCCGCGCTCTCGCCGACGTAGCTCCAGCGGCAGTTGACCGCGGTGTTGACGCTGTGCGAGCTCGAGAGAAAGCCGCCGTCTCGGATCGCGCAGCCACGGCCAATGTTCTGGAAGAAGTTGCCGCGCGTGAGCAGCATCGACGCGTCCTCGCCGGTCGAGTAGATGCCGTGCCCGTCGCAATCGATCATGCTGTTGTGCTCGACGACGGTGTTGTCTGCGATGATGGGGTCGCCGCCCAGCACGACCACGAAGCCGTCGTCGAAGTGCGAGAAGCTGCACGCGCGCACCACGCAGTAGCTCGCCTCGATCAGGATCGGCGCGTCGATGCGCACCTCCCAGATCACAGTGCCGTCGGTGATGCGCGCACCGGGCACGATCAGCGGCACATCGAGCAGCGGCGCCGAGCTCGACGTCCCGGCCTGCACGCAGACGAGGTGGCAACCGCGATCAGTCTCATGCACGGGGAACGTGGCGCCTGGCGCCGTCGAGCCGAGCGCAAGCGGCGCGTAGGGCCGCCGTGCAGCGCCGAGCGTGTACGCGGTGCTCGCCGTCCGATCGAGGTAGCGCTGCTTGTTGCCGATGAAGCCGACGCGCTCGAACTGGCTCGCGCGCGCGCCCACGTCGCTGCCGTTCGGCCCGAGTAGGAAGCCGCAGTCGCTCTCGCACTGGAAGATGCCGCCGAGCTGGTGCTCGGTCTCGAGGCGCAGCGGAAAGTCCACCGTGATGCGCTGCGAGAGCCCGTAGCGATCGCCGGGCACGAAGAGCACGCCGCCCACTTCGCCAGCGACGCCGCTCGGGCCAAGGCGCTTGCGGATCGCATCGAGCGCATCGAGCACCGCCTGCGTGGCATCAGCCTCGCCGCCCGCCGCGCCGAAGTCGCGCAGGGACATCGAGCCCGACCAGCGCCGCACATGCGACGGCAAGAGCGCGATCGCATCCTTCGGATCGAGGTCGGCGATCGAGCGCTGTACGGTGATCGTGTCGTCGCTCATCAGACGCCTCCGAAGTAGGACAGAGCCGCTTCGATCGTCAGCGCGGGATTGCCGCCGACGGCGAGCGCCGAGGTTGTCATCAGGAAAATGGACAGGTTGAGCACGCACGGGATCGCGTGATCGCTGCGGTTGCCGAGCGTCAGATTGCCCGAGGCGTAGTTGCCACCAGGCGTCGCTGCAGTGCCGTGCTGCGCGGTCGTCACCGCGACGCCGCCCTTGCGAACGCCAGCAACGCCGCTCGAAACGGTGCGGTTGAAATGCCACGACCACGAGGCGGCCGCCGTCGCCGGGTCCGGCGTGTTCCAGGTCGTCCAGTATGTCGCGGCCGGCAAGATTTCTGCCGTGTCGCTATCGTGAACGTCCATGGCCATGTTGGCGGTCGAGACGTATTCCCACACGCCAGCGAGGCCGGCGGAGCCCGTCTTCATGACCGAAAACACGGTGCACCCGGACTGCGTCGCGAGCGCCGTGCCCAGGCCCGTCACGGTCACGTAGGCCGCCGCGTTGGCATCGAAGTTGACCGACGGTTGACCCGCGAGCGTCGATGCCGTGACGTGTACCGCGCTGTTCAGTGTCGCGGTACCGACCGCCTTGATGCTCGGCCAGTTGGTGCCGCTGACGTACTGGGACCCGAGCAGGCCGTCGAGGATGTTGGCGTCTGCCGCGAAGGTGTAGGCAAGCGCGTTGCTGGCCGCCGTCTTTGAGCCGACCGCGTTCGTCGCGGTGACATTGCATGTGATCGACGGGCCAATGTCAGTCGCCACAAGCGTGTACGTGCTCGCCGTCGCGCTCGCGATGTTGACACCCGCGCGCTGCCATTGGTACGTGAACGTCGGAGTTGTCGGCGAGGACCATGAGCCGTTCGTCGTGCTCAACGCCGAACCGATCTGCATCGTGCCACTGATGACTGGCGCGGCCGTGTTCGCGGGGCCCCCGATGCTCGCGCCCTTCCCCGGTCCCCGCAGCTGCGACGGCGACCACGGGCCCATCGGCATCAGTACGCCATCGCCACGTAGTAGAGCGTGCCGCTGGTAGAGCCCTCGCGGATGACACGGAAGAAACCCCAGTCAGCGGCCGGACTCGGCACGTCGACGCGGATCAGCGTGTTGGCCGGCAAGAGCTGATCGCCAGTCGTCGCCGAACCGACCGAGCTCGTGCCCCAGCGAATATGAAATGGCACGTCGCATGTCATGAGCAGCGCCGCGCCAGGCGTGCCCGAGACGTCGGTCGCGCTCGAGCTTGAGCCCGTGACAGACACCGTCGAGCCTGCGCCCCACGGAGTCGTGCGAATGCCGTGGAGGATCGCTCCAACTTGCAGAGACATGATTGCTTGCTCCTATTGCGGCTTCGTCTCGCGAATGACGCTGACGCCCGCGATGTCCACACGCGTGCCCGTGCCGACCTTCACTTCGATCTTGATCGTGTCGACGCTGCCAGCCGGCACGCCGTCGGATGCGCTCAAATCCTCGCAGGCTACCGAGAGCGTTCCGACGTTCAGCCACGTGTAGCTGGTCGAGCTCGTGCTGTTCGACACGGCGCCGGCCGCCGTGGTTGCCTGCGCGAAGACGCTGCCGCCCGTCGCCTTGATGTAGGCGTAGGCCACATAGTCCATCGGGCTGAGGCTCACGTTGCGGATCGGCGCGAGCACACGTAGCGGCGTCTCGAACAGCGCGAGGTAGCTTGCAGACGTGGTGTGCGCGCTGTCGCCGGTGGGCACCGACCACTGCAGCAGCGACGTGCGCCGCGCGTCGAGGTTGTCGTACGCGTCGCAGACGCCAGGGTGCGACACGTTGGCTGCGTCGAAGATCGGTTGGCGTGGCCGCAGCGATTCGAGGTCGACGCCCCAGTCGGTCGTGTCGAGCCCGATCGACGCCCGCGTCTGCTCATAGCAGCTGACCGCGTCAACGGTGACAGTGCCCGTGCCGCTCGCCTTGAGGTCGAGCGTGATCTCTTGCGTGCCGGTCGACGTCGTCACCAGCTCGCGGAAGACGACGGGGACCACGCGATCGCGCACCGTCGAGAGCCGGTACGTCGTGCGCGATGCGCCGCTTGGCGCCGCAATCTCGAGCTGCCCACCAACGCTGTTCGCGCGCGCGAGCACGACCCACACACGCATGCGCGTCTGCGCTTTGGGCGAAACGTTGTAGCGGTAGGTATCGGTCGCGCCGTTGCTGATTGTGTGGCCGCTGAAGTGCCACGGCACGATCATCGAGCCGTGCCCGTTCATCCAGTTGGCGAGGCCGCCCAAGCCCATCCACGTGTCGCCGCGCACCGGCTCGCCCGCGCGGATCGCCGTGTCGATCTCGGGCACTGGGCGTAGGTGAGGGACGTTGGCACTCATGTCAGCGCCCTCCGAACTCTTCGAGCGACACAGCGCTCACCGTCGGCACGCCAGCGTTGTTGCTGGTGCGCGCGTAGACGTGGAGCGCGACGAGCACCTGATCGACCGTGCGCAACGTGGACGAGGTCTCGTTAGCGTTCTCGGTCGTCGTCCAGTCCTGCGCGAGTTCGGGTCGCACCTGGATCGCGTTCGCGAAGTCGAGCGGTCCGCGAGATGCGCCGGTGAGCCAGGCGAAGCTGGTGCTGGTGACCGCGCTCGAGATCCACACGTGGTCACGGAAGTTGATGGGCGGTGACGGTGCGCCGCTCGGCGCCGGCAGGTACTCGAGCGAGCGGCCGAGCGGGCAGAGCACGAGCGCGAACACGCAGCTGCCGCTCGCGTTCGTCGTCTTGCCACGCAGGTAGACGCGACAGCGGTACGGGTAGCCCTTGAAGTCGCTCGGTCCAGTCGCGTCGCCGTAGCAGGTGAGCGGCCACGGCCCGAGGATCCCGCCCTCGAGCAGGTACCACTGATTCGCGTTCGGCGTGCTCTCGACCGTGCCCGACGAGCCACCGCCGCCCGTCAGCAGTCCGCTCTGGTAGCACGCACTGATGCGCATCTGGCCGGCGCCGTCGGCATAGTGCAGTAGGCCATTGCCAACGCCCGCGCGCATGATCGCCGTGTCCACCGGGTCATCGGCCGCGCCATAGGTGGCGGTCCCGATCTGCACCGGGTAGCCGAGTAGGGAAGTGCCGGCGGTCACGAGAAGACGTACGCGCTCAGATTCTCGTCACTGAAGGCGGCGATGGCCGCGCTTGTCGCGTCGTAGGAGTAGAGCTTCTGCTGCGAGCTCGTGACCGACGTCGAGATCTGCGAACCCACGATCCAGCTGTGGCCCGCGTGCGTCCAGTTCGCATCAGTCGTAAACGTTAGTTGCGTTGACGATACTGCCGTCACGGTGCCGGTGTGCTCGTCGGGCGTGGTGTCATCGAAGCGAATGGCGCGGATCTTGTCGCCCACCGCCCAGAACGTCGCCGGTGTCCCGTCGTTCGGTAGATAGCCCGCGGCCATCGAGACCGCGAAGGGACCCTTGGTGCCGCTGGTGCCCGAGTCGATCGAGACCTTCGCGCTCGGCGAGTAGCCCGCGACGCGCAGCCCCGTCACGAGCATGACGAGCTCGATGTACGCGCCGCGCGGGTGCATGGTGCGGCCCACGATGATGCCCTGCTGCGCGGTCGTGCCGAGCGTGCCCGCGCCATTCGGCAGGCGAGGCCATGTCACCGCGACGACGTCGCCGCCGCGCAGCGCCCACTTGGTGAGCGGCACGCGGCACGTGAGCATGCGGTACGGCCCGCCGAGCACTCCCAGCACGTTCGCCGCGAGGCGCTGGCTCATGTCGTAGAGCACGTCCGTGGTCTGGCCGGGCGGGTCCTCAGAGAACGGCGTGATGCGGATTTCTCGGGAGCGCCCCGCGTTGCTGCGCGACTCGACGTCCACAACCGTGATTGTCGGGCCCTCGTTTTTGTCGCTCTGCGCGTTGTAGCCGGTGCAGAGCGTCCATGTGTTGATCACGCCGTACGGCTGCCGCTGCAGCGTGAAGAACTCGCCATTCTCGCCCAGGAAGTCGGACTCGGTGAGCGTGCCCGCGGACGCCTCGCCACCCGTCGCGAAGCGCAGGCGCTTGAATGTGAGCGCGCCGGTGCTCGAGGTCGTCGGGAACACGCCGAGTAGGCGGCATTCCTGTGCGACGATGTCGCCAAGATCCTTTGCGCTGACGACGGTCCAGCTGCGGCGACCCGCGAGGATGTTCGAGCTCGCGGCCGCCCGGATGTCGCCAGTGTCGATCTCGTCGCTCTGCAACATCGGAATCGTGCCGAGTGGCGCGTACTGCGTTGCGAGGCTGACGATGCTGTCGAAGAGATCGGCGAGCGAGCCGGAGCCGAGCCAGATCGAGAACGTGATCTTGGGCAGGTTCTGGCTCGTGATGGCGAAGGCACCCGTCGTCCCGGTCGCGTCGACCTCGATGAATCGGTTGGTCGTGTCGACGGTGAGGATGCGATAGGTGGCCGCGTCACCCGTCTGCCGCTGCGCGCCGCCGGTGCTCTGCCACTGGATCTGCGCCGACGTGCTCGAGCTGGGGAAGTCAACATCGCCGTCGATGTACAGACGGTTGGGCGGGTACGCGTCGACGTCGTAGATGACGCGGTTGGCGTTGGTGTCCGTGGTGCCGATGGTGTAGCCGCTGCCAAACAGGAACGTCCGCGGCACGGTGCCGGGCGCCTCCACGCCAGGCTGATCGAGCAGCTCGACGTAATAGCTAGTCTGGTTGGCAACCGTGTCGACGAAGTTGCCGGCCTCGGTCTTGAGGTTGCGGGTAGCAATCTTGTCGACGAGACTGCACGCGCCGCCAGGCCCAAGACCGCGCACCTGGATGTATCGCGCATCCGCGCTCGGCGTGTCGACACGAAGGCGCCAGCTTGAGCTGCTCGGCTCGACCACGATCTTTGTTCCAGCGAGGAACGCCGACCCAGAGACTGGATTTGCAATCGCCGTTGCGATCAGTGCATTGACCGACGTGCACCAGGCGTCTTGCGTCTCAGCGAATCCGCACCATGCGACGCGCGTAAGGGACGCGAGCGACACGGTCTGCGCGGTCGTCGTGTTCTCCCAGATCTCGATCGCCCACGGATTCTGGGCCGGATAGTAGATGCCACGAATGCTGCGCGGGCTGCTCAGGTCGGCGCCGATCTTCTGTTTGAGCCGCGAGCTGATGTGATCGACCTGCAGCGACCACGTCGCACCATCGTACGTCGGCTCGCCGGTGATGATGCCGATCCAGAACGGCAAGTCACCTAGCGAGCGATCGGTCGCGTTGATGCTGATCGGCTCGTTCTCGTCATAGGCGAAGAACTCGACGCGACGCCCCTCGAAGAACGTGGGCCGGTCCGTGATCGGCGACATCGAGATGTCCGCTGCCGAACCCGTGCCCGCGTAGTGGTAGGTCGCGTACGAGCGCCACTTGCCACGCACCTGCGGCTCGAAGTGCGTGCCGTCGATGACGTCGACCTGGATCGTCTCGAGCCCGAAATGCATCCCGCGTGGAAGGTCCGTGTAGCGCGTCGTGTCGCGCACCGTGATCGACGTGAGCTCGGTGTCCGAGAAGTCGCTCACGAGCCACGTCGTGATGCTGGGGTTCGAGTCGAAGCACTGCGTCGCCCAGCCGCCGACGTCGACGATGCGCAGCTGCACGCTCTTGACGTCCACCTGTGCAGCCACGAGGTCCACGCTCTCGCTGAACTCCCAGTCGTGCGTCATGAGGCCGGGATAGAACGAGAAGGCGTCAACGCCGTATGGTGAGGCGGCGTTCGTCGCGTCGGTCGCGTCGCTGACGAAGGCATAGGGCACGCCCTCGATCACGATGACGAATCGGAGGGCCCCGCTGCCCGTAGCTTGCGTACCTGCTGCCGGCATGGTTATGGTGGTCGCGAGGGAGTAAGGGGATGCGGACCGCTATTTTGATGGCGCTGTTCCTGGGCGCGCTTGAGGGCTGCGGCTATCAGGGCGGCTATGTGCTTGAGGCCGACGGCAGCCTGCCCGATGCCGGTACGCGCCCGCAGATCGGCTGCGTCAACTCCGCGCACGCGACATGCCCCGCGGGTTGGGCCCCGGGCTGCGTTGACCCCGCGACCGGCTTCATTGCGCGCAACCCGTCTAACGATCCCGACGGTCCGGGTGTCTGCACCGCGCACGGATTCGAATCAGCTCTTGCATGTGGCGATGGTGGCGTGGTTGACGTGTGCCCGTCATTCCTCGTGCCTGGCTGCGCGGCGCTCTATGACGGCTGTCCGGCGCCCTAGCTCCGTCCCAGCACGCGCACCGCGAACGGGATGCGCCACAGGTCGTAATCGGCGCCGCCCATCCGCTGTGGGTGGAAGCTGCACTTGTTGCCGCGCATACGCACGATCAGCCGATCGAAGCTGTCGGCGACGTCGATCACGTCGAAGCCATTGCGGTGGTGCTCGAAGGCGTCTTCCCACGTCCACGGCACGGCGCTGGTCGCGTAGGGCTTCTGGACCGGCGTGCCGAGGCCAGCCTGCGTGTACGCCGAGCTCGGGCTGTTCTGGTCGCCCACCTGCTGCCAATCCTGCAATTTGGGTGACGTGCTCACCGCGATCGCGTACGCGCTGCCATCGTCGGCGACCTGCTCCTGCGCGATCGCGTCCGGCTCGTAGTCGCCGTCGACGTTCGAGCGGCCGGCAGTGACCGGCACGATCGAGTAGTAGGGCCGGCACTGGCTCGAGTAGCTCGAGCCGCCGCTGCGGTTGCCGGTCATGCCGAGGATGTGCTGCATGCGCGTCCCCTCGGCCGCAGTCGTGACCGTCGTGAACGAGAGCGTGACCGGCGTGGTGTTCGAGGTGATCTGGTAGCTCTGTGTGCTCTGCGTCCAGGTGACCGTGTACGTCGTCGCGCCGCCTGCGCCGGTGCTACCCGCCGTAAGCGCCGCTGCAAGCGTCGTTGCGAACTTCGTATAGCTGTTGCCAGAATTGGTGGTCGCGACCGTCGAGTGCGAATAGCGGCCCGTCGTGATCCGCACCTCGAACGTGTGCGTGTCGGTGACCTTGACCGCGAGCGCGCCGATGCGAGCGATGTCCCACGCGAACTCATAATAGAGCGTGGACATGGGCTACACCGTGGCGCCGTATTGCGTGTTGCTTGCGCGTGAGAGCTGCGAGATCGAGCGGCCCACCTCAGCACGTGAGCCGACGGTGATGATGGGACTGTTCCACTGAATGACCACGTTGCCGCCGCCACCAGGGCTTGCCGGTGCCGCGTTCGCGCCCGAGTTCGGCGCTGGCGTCGACGGTGGCGCCGTGAGTGCCGAGCCAACGCCAGCTGCAACGGCTACAGCCGCAAAGCCGACACCGGCCGCCGCGTGCAGCGCAGCGCCGCCATAGTTGAAGCTGGCCAACGAGGCGGCGGCCTCCGCGAACTCAAAGGCGGCCTTCAGTGCGGCCTGCTGGCTGATGAGCTCGAGGAAGCTGGACAGCAAGCCCTTGAACGCGTCGCCCGCGCTCTGCGTGCCGGCGATCGTCTTCGATAGCGCACCGACAAACATGCTTGTGATAGGCCCGGCGAACTGCTGGGCGCTCTGCACGCGCTCGTCGTGAATGCGCTTGAGCTCGTCATGGTACTGATTGAGCCGTTCCATCTCATGGCGATGGCGATCGGCGGCAGCACGCTCCTCTTCTACGCCGGTGTGCTTTTCTTGATCGGCAATCTGATTGTCGATCTCGAGCAGACGCTGGCGCACCGCGATGCCCTGCTCCTCGGTCGCGGCCGAGACCTGCTGAGCATGCTCGAGCACGACCGCGAACTCGCGCTCATGCTGCAGCTGTTCGGCACGCGCTCGTTGCGCCGCCGCGGTTGCTTGCGCTCGCTGCTGTTCGCCGCGCTCGATGTCCTGCATGGCAAGCTGGACTTCGTGCTGCGCCGCCTGGTTCTGCGCGCGGTAGCGCTCCTCGTTCTGAGCAGCCACATCGCGCTCGTGGTCCTGCGCCGCGATCTGATCGGTGATGTTTTGCTCTTCGCTGGCGCGTTGACGCAGATACGCAAGCGTTCGCTCGGCGGCGGCAAACTCGGCATTGCTGCCTTGCGTGCGCAGGCGGTTGACCTCGACCTCCTGCTGAGCAACAGCGAAGTCTAGTTGACCCTGCGCCGTCTGCGCGAAGGTCTGACGCAGCGCTTGGGCCGCGCGCTCGGCCTCGTGGACATGATCCTGATAGGCTTGCCACGCGGTCGAGCCGAGCTCGATGGCGCTGGTCAGCGCGGTCATCGCGATGTTGACCGGCGTCAGACCGCCCTGCGCCAGCTGCATGCCGGCCTGCGTGATCGTGCGAAAGACGCCGCCGACCGCCTGCCCGGCGCTCCCCATCTGGTTGAGGACGCCGAACACCTGCGACGCCGCGACGTGCAGCTCGGAGAATGACCGCGCAGCATCGCGCGAGCTCACGCCGATCTGCGCGAAGATGCCAGTCGCTTCGGAACCGCCGTCGACGCTGATCTCGTATTGGATCGGCCGAACAGTCATCGGTTGCGCTCGCGCTCGAGGCGCTCCTGTTCCATCCAGTGTCCACGCGTCACGGCGCGGCTGCGCTCGAACGCGGCACACGCATCGACGAGGATCGCGGGCGGGTCAGCGCCCATCGCGGCCATGCCGAGGCCGCGCTCGCAGAGCGTCATCACGTCCATGACCTCGACGACGATCGGCTCGTAGAACGAGCGCCACGGGCACGTCATGGGCTTGATGCGCGTGATCGATTCGACAGCGCCAAGCCACTTGTCGGCCGTGGCCTTGGCCGCGAGCAGCTGCGACGGTAGCAGCGGGGGATCGTATCGATCCGATTCGCCATCGCAGTCGCAACGATAGGCGCGCCGGATGTCTCGGAGCCGATCGGGATCGGAAGCGAGCGTGCCGCGTGCGGCCTGTTGCTCAGGGCTCAGCTCGAGCTGCTGTCCTGCTGCGTCTCGGCATTCTTTCGACGCACCGCAGACTGGTAGCGGACTGTGTCTAAGGCGGCCGCTGAGGTAGCCAGCAGCTGACAGCGCGGCTTTACTCCTCGGGCTAAAAAACTCTGCGCCCAGATCACGCTTCCCACCTCCAGCACGTCGACCTCGTCGAACTGCTCGAGGGTCTTGTCGTCGATGGCGCCAGCATCCTTGTTGCGACGTGGAGTGAGCGTCGCAACCGTGTTGCCGTTCTCGTCGACGTAGTTCTTCACGGCAACGATGCCGTACGCGAAGCATCGCCGTAGGCGTTCGATCTCGTGCGCTGTCTCGGTGACCTGGCGACGCTGCGCAAGCGTCAGTCGGCGACATACCCACGTGGACGGCACAGCGATCGACGGGTCGACGAGCAGCAGATCCTTTGGATCACGCCACTGCACATATTCCATGCACGCCTTGAGGCCATCGTCCTCTGGCCAGTCGCACGCCGGATCGTACGCACGCACGATCTCGAAGGTGCCAACGCTGCTCTGCTGCATGCCCTACTTCCTTACGCGGCCCGTCTCGATGTAGTCAGCGATCATCTCGGCCGCTTCATCAAGCCACGCCTCGGCCGGCCCAGCGTTCATGAACTCGCCCGAGCCGGTGACAGGCAGGAACGGACGCGCCGGAATGGTCTTGGTGCCGAACTGCTGTGGCCCGGCGTATTCGACGCTCGTGCCGAACTGGATCGACCTCGGCTGCGCGACAACCTGCAGCGAGTTGCGCAGGCGGCCGGTATCTATGAGCGGCTTCGCGCGCGGTCCCGAGCCGCTGCCATGACGGCGGCGCGCGATGGTGCGCGGAGAGAGCGGACGCCAGTCGTCACCGCCGGGTGAGCGCGACTGCTGAAAGCTGTTGTCGATCAGCGTGCGGAGATCCTGCGCGAGCGGCGCGAGAACCGCTGACAGGTTGATGGCCCGCGTCGACATCCCCTCGGCCTCTCGCTGGACCTCATCAAGCCCGCTGACGCGAATGCTGCTAGCCATGGTTCACAAGAAGTGAATGCGGAACGGCGATTGACCGAGATCACTGGCCGTGACCTCGGTCGTGTCCCCGTCGTTGCGCGCCTTGAAGTTGACCTGCTCACCCGCGATCGAGCCGACCTTGATGCGCTGCACGTCGGTCACCTGCACGGTCGGCGCAGCGATCAGGATCGTCTGTCCCTTCAGCGTGCCGATCTGATACCAGACCGCGAGCGATGTGCGGTTCGTCTTCCAATTGAACCGTGTGTAGTCAGCGAAGTACGACTGGAAGTTGCCGGTGAGCGCGGGCCCGCTCGCGCGCGATGCGATCCAGCGCAGCACGCTGTTGGTGCCGCTCGGCGAGCTGACAGGCTCGTACTTGATCTGCGGCTCGAAGACGACCGCGTTGACGTCCTGCGTTGCGCCCGTGTAGGTCGTGGTGCCGTTCGTCTGCACCATGAGCCGGCCCGCGTAACCAGGGATCGGCGAGAAGTTGGTCACGCTGCCAACCGCGAGATTGCTTGCGGTCAGGTCCGTGGCGCATGCATTGCCGAGCAGCCAGTTGGCGCCCTTGAATGTGAACGTAACTTCGGGTAGCGCGTTGTCTGCGCCGATCGGCAGCGACAACGTCATACTGCCCTGCGCACCGAGCATCAGCCAGCGATCCTGCAGCTCCGGCCCCTCGATGATGAATTGCAGCGATGTGTCCGGGCTGCCGGTCAGGTAGTACGTCGCGCTCGCGTAGAGCACATCGGTATTGGCCGGTGTTCCTGAGAACGCAAGTTTCGTCGTGAGCGTGTCGGTCGAGCGCTGTTTGATCTCGCGCGCCTCGAGCTGCGAGCTCGAGTTGACCCAGCCAAGCGAGCTACCCGCAAGCAGGTTGGCGCCTGCGCCCGTCGTGACCGTGCCGCTCGTGGACGTCCAGCCGCTTTTGGCCCTGGTCCCCGTGCCCAGCTGCTCGCCACCCATGATCGCCTTGAGGATCACGCCGAGCGCGCCAGCCACCGCTGCTGTGCTGTTGCCTGCCTCGGTGCCCGTCGGCGCCAGCGGCATGGTGAAGCTCAGCTCGCAATGCTTCTTGCCGAGGATCTCCTGGCGATAGTTCCACCGCGTCTGCACGATGGAGCCCGGATCGATCGTCTCCTGCGTGAGCTTGAAGGTCCCCATGGAACCTTCCTTCATGGGGACGTCCTTGAAGTTGCTCAGCGTGCCCGTGCCATCGGTCGCGAAGGTGCTCTCGGTCCAGACGCGCACACGCTGCACGTCATGGACTGTCGGTCCAGCAGAGAACGTCATGTGCCCTCGCAGCCGGGCGAGCTACTCAGCTCGCGGCGGGGTTCGAGACAATCGTTGCGTCGAAGCGGTGCACCGTGCGCAGCTGCTGCGCCTGCCCCGCGTTGCCGATGATCTGCGGCGTGGAGTCGATGTACTGCAGGCCCTTCAGCCCCGTGTCGTGACCGTCGCTGGTCGTCGACAGGTTCTGCGGCCACTCGAGCACTTGCTGCAGAGCGCCGCTGTCCTCTGCAGCGAGAGAGACGACCGCGTCACGCAGCGTGTCGCTGACCTGCTGCGGCGTTGCCAGCGTCCGCGCGACAGTGACCGTCAGCTCGACGAGATGAATCTGCGTCGTGCAGGCAATGGTCAGCCGCGACGGGTGCCGCTTCTCCACGCCCCACCGGCTATCGGTGTGGATCTCGGAGACGATGCCGCGGCGCGTGTATTCCTCGGCGGTCAGCCCCTCGGGCAGGTCACCCTGGAAGCGCGTCGAGGTGATGGCTCGAATCGATCCGGCCCCGTCCTGCACGAGCTCGCGCACGCGCTGGAGCGCGTAGGCGAAGGGCGCGTACGACATGGGCAATCACCATTGCGAGGTTGACTTGCGATCGAACACCTGCGGCCTGCCGCTGGTGCCGCTCGTCGCCGAGAACGTCGCGCCGCCCACGCCGTCGCGTGAGCTCGGCGTGTAGTCGATCAGCTTCGCCTTGCCGGTGCGGATGTCGTCGAGGCGATAGAACGTGTCGCGGAACTCGGGCGGGACCGTGATGCCCTTGGTCTGCGAGTACGACAAGATAATGAACACGCCGAGTGTCAGGTCTTGCACCTGCGCGCTCGTCGTCGTGTCGCCCAGCGTGTAGCCGGCGCCGCTCGCTGCCTCTTTGATGCGCGCTCGAGCAGCGGCCTCGAACTGATTGAACGCAGCCGTAGTTGGCGCGACCGCAGAGCGGACGTCGGACCCGATGGCATTGTCGACGTAGGTCGTGTCGATGTACGCCACCGAGTCCTCGGGTCAGCGCTTGTTGTCGTCGCGGCGATCGAGCTTCTTGAGGATCGCGTCCAGCTTCGCCTCGAGCTCAGCGTTCTTGGCGCGCAGGGCCACGAGCTCGGCATTGCTGCCACCGCTCACGACTTGCTGCATGGCCTCGGCGATCACCTTGGCCTGGTGGTCCGCGGCTAGCCGCGTGCGGTTCTCGGTGGTGGGCGGCGCGGCGTGTAGGAAGTCCTGCGGGCGCCGATCGAACTCGCCCATGTCGCACGCCACGCCATCGCGATCGACGACGCGGCAGAAGAGCAGCGGGGGCAGCCCGTGCCGGTGCTCGGGGAAGACCTCGTGCAACAAGGTCCACTCGTTGACCGGGCACTTCCAGTGCATGTGCTGCTCGAGCGCATCGGCGAAGCCCTGCGTGCTCGGCTCGTTGCGCAGCTTGGCCTGACGCGACGGGCTGATCTCGTCGTCGAGCCAGCGCTGGCGCACGCTTGGCGCCATCTCTTTCGCGAGCCGCAGCGCCTCGTGGTCCTTCGGGCCGCGCACGCGCGCGAGCACCGCGTTGAGCCGGTCGGCGTAGACCTCGATGCGCACCGTCTTGTGCACGCGTTGACCGTCGACCACGGCCGGCGCGGGGAGGTAGTGACCCTCGATGCCCGTGCCGTTCATGGAGTCGGTGGCCACCTCGAGCACCAGGCGCTGCACGTCGCGCGGCGGATCGATGTCCTTGCCGGGCGTACCGTCCACCTTGATCGGAAGCAACGGAGCTTGCTCAGTCATCAGCCCACCCGACCGTAGAGGCCGTAGGGCGACAGGCCGAACGCGCGACCGTCGAACTGCAGGCCGTACTTGAACATGTCGGTCTCGGCCGGCGTGTCCTGGTTCGGCTGATCGATCACGGTCGTGGTGACCGACGGGCCGCCACCCGAGCTCGGCGAGGTCAGCTCGTTGTCGGTCGCCTGGCCACCGCCCTGCAGCCACCCCATGAAGGGGAAGCGCGAGTCGGCGAGGAACCAGCTCGCGGTGTTGGTGCCGTCCTCGAAGCGCGCCGACACGATGACGGTCAGCTTGCCCTTGTAGACGTTGGTGATCGGCGTCGCGGCCTGCACGCTGCCGGTCGCGTCGAGTGTGCCGTCGGTCTTGATCGCGACGGGACGGTTGTCGGCCTGCGCGATCTCGAGTGCGGTCCGTTCGTTCGAGACGCCCACGATCAGCAGATCGGGGTTGATGCCGAGGAACTCACCTTGCTCGTCCTTGAGCGCGCGCATCGCGGCGATGCCCGTGTTGACTGCCGAGAAGCTCAGCGCGGACGTGACCTTGTTGTCCCAGGTGCCTCCCGTGAGGTTGGCGTTGGGATGCGTGTCGTTGAGGAGCGAGACGCCGTCGATCCCGGTCGGATTCGAAAGCAGCGACTCGAATACCAGCTTGTCGGGCGCGTAGGCGACGTCGCCCAGCATCTGGCTGATCTTGCGGCTGAAGATGCCGGTCTTGTCGTAGACCACGTCCTTGCGCGGCAGCTCGAAGCCCGCCGTGTACGTCTTCAGACGCACGTAGCGCTTCTGGACGCGGAAGCCGCCCCATACGCGCGACCCGGTCCACTCCGCGATCACGGGGACAGCGGTGCCCTCGTCGATCTCGAGACCGATGCCGTCGCCGCTATTGAAGACGGCGGTGAACTTGGACCACACGCCGGGCGGGCGCTCGTTGAATACCGACTGCGCCAGCGTCTGATACGTGGTGCGCGCCGCTTCGATGTTGGCGATACCTGCGGGGGAAGCCATGTTGGTTTCCTTTCCTTGTTGTCAGTGCGGCGCTGGTTCAGAGCGCGACGTTGGTGGTTGCGAATCGCCGAACGGCGATCCACGACTGGGTCGAGCTGGCCTTCTCGACGATCTCGCCGACGACCACGCGCACGAGCGCGGTGCCCACAGCGGTCGAGCCGATGGTCGTGTCGTCGGCCACGAAGCCGTTGAGACCGATGGCAGCGTTGGTACGCAGCGCGGTCTTCATGTTGAAGAGCCACTCGTTGCCGTATTCGAAGACGGCGTACTGAGTGCCGCCGGTGTTCCCGACGCCGGTCGGTAGCGCGTCGTCGGCCTCGAAGGCGACGCACACGCCAGCGATCTTGCGGCTGGTCGCGGCTGCCGCGGCGCGAACGCGAGCCGGCGAACCGGTGACGTTGGTCACCTCGTTCAGCAGGCTGCCGATGTAAACGGTCTGGCCCGTCGTGATCGGCGCGCGCATCCGCGTTGCCCGACCGCGCGAAGAGCGGATGAGGTCTGCACTGAGTGCCATGTTGCTTTCTCCTGTTCAGGCTCAGCGCCTGTTCACTTCGTTCGGGCGAGCCAGAGCTCGGCCACGGCTCGTTCGCGCGCGGCGCCACTCAGGCCCTGCGCGCGCAAGTTGCGTTGCGCTTCGATCGCAAGCAGCGAGCTCGGGTCGACGGGGTCGGCCGCGATGGCCGCAGCGTGCGCGACGTCTGCGATCGCTTGCGCCTGCGCTGTTTCGGCCGCGAGCGCGCGCTGCTTGGCTTCGTGCTCAGCCTCTGCGAGGACGTCAGCCTCGCGCTGCGCCGCGCGCTTCATCTCGGCTTCTGCCTCGAGCCGCGCGACCTCGTGTCGGCCGCGCCAGCGCGCGAGCACCTCTGCGTCCTGCGCCTCGCCGATGACGCCTTGCGCCTTCAGCTCCTTGCGCCACGCCTGGACAGGCGCCGAGTAGGGCTGCAACGGATCATCACTGTCGGTGACCACCACGCTCGCGGCGATCTCCTCGACGGTGATCTCCGGCTCGTCCGACGGACGCAGCTCTCCCGCCTCGGGCTCGGCTTGCGCCGGCTTGCTCTTCGCTTTGGCCATGGTGTTGCCTCAGGCGGTCGTGGCGCCGTTGGGCTTGCCCGCGTTGGCGCGCTGCGAGAGCGCGGCGCGAATGGTCGCGTCCTGCTTCTCGCGCGGCATGCGCACCTCGCTGAGGTTGCGGCGCATCGCCTTGACGAAGGGATCCTTCTCGTTGATCGGCACGTCGCTGGCGGCGTTGTCTCCGGGCGGCGTCACGCTCAGCGCATGCGGCGCGAGCGGTACGACCTGCGGCAGCGCAGCGGCGAGCGCGTCGAAACGCTTGCGATCGCTGAGCGCGAGCGAGAGCAGCTCTGGCTTCGCGGCATCGAGCGCGCGGCCCTCGGCGATCACGCGGTCCACCGCGGCCGTGGCGTCCGCCTCATCGATCTTCGCGACGCGCGCGCGCAAGGTCTCGTTCTCCGCCTTCAGCGCGACATGCGCCTTCTCGTGCGCGCTGAGCGTCAGCTTGAGCGCGGTGACCGCGTCGTCGCTGAGCGTCGAGGGCACCTGCGCCTGCGACGCTGCGCCGCCCGAGAAGGCCGCCTTGATGGCGTCAGCGTTCTGTTGCAGTGCCGCGAGCAGCGCGCCCGCATCGAGCCCCGTCAGCGTCATCAGCTGCTGACAGACGAGCGCGTTCGGATCGCTGGCCTCGGGGGCCATGGCCGCCGGCTGCGAGTTGGGCGGAGGTGTCGCCGTCGCGTCGAGCGTGACCGCGCCGGCCGGCTTGTCCGAGAGCTTGCCAGCCTTCTGCATGGCGTACGCTTCCGCGGCCGCCTGCTTCGGGTCCTTGCCCTCCTTGACGAGCTTCGCGATCTTGTCGCTCACCGCGGGGTCTTCCGCGAAGGCCTTCTTCTGCTCGTCGCTCAGCGCGGCGTAGTCGTCGCCCATGGGCGCGGCGCCGGCAGGCGGCATGGGAGGCGGCGGATCGGCCATTGCCTCCGCGTCGTCAGCGTCGGGCTCGTCGTCGTCACTGTCGATCGACAGGTCTTCGCCGCGCTCGGCCGCGATGCCCTTCAGCACAGCGTCTAGCTGCTCGTCGGTGAACTCGTCGCCTTGCAACCGCTTCATCGCCTCGAGCACGTCGGCCTTGGCGATCTTCATGGTGGGGGCGGGGGCAGCGGACATGTTGCTTGCTCCTTGCGCGAGACGCTTGCGCGGCCGCGTGGTCGTGTACTGAGTGCGCGCCGCTTCGATGCCTGCTGCGCCGGCCGGTGAGCCGAGCGCGCGCGCGCTGAGCCGGATGGGCTCCTGGCCGTCCAAGAACGGGGTGTTGGTCAACGCGAGCGACGTGAAGCGACAGCCAATGTCCTTGCCGCTCGCACGATCGATTGCGCCGAACTGGAAGACGCCGCTCGAGTAGCGATAGCGCCCGTCCTTGACGAACGCGGCCGCCTCGTCAGTGAGCTCGACGAGCGCCCACAGGTGCGCGCGCCCGCTTGCGTCGTCCTTGATCGCGAGCTTCTGGACCCAGCCCGCGGCGGGCGCCTGAGCAGCCCACTCGGTCGCGTGCTCGTAGTCGAGCGGCACCGGGTTGCGCTGCGCTTCGAAGTTGGCAACGCATTGCTCGAACGTCGCACGGTCGAAGCTGAACGGGCCCGCGGGGTGGCCTTCCCACGAGCCCTCCATCGCGACGTCAACCCACGTGAGCGGCGCGCCCTCTTTCACGAGCGGGTACAGCGCACGCAGCGCCCACCGGTCCCCGACCTTGAAGGCGGAGACGAGGGGCGTGTGCATTACAGTTGGTCGTCGAGTCCAGTGGGTGGCGCGTCGAAGCCATCATCAGGCTGCGCGTCATCGGGAAGGTCAGCGCTGTTGCGCACACGCGCGGGGTCGACTTGCGACTCACGCAGCGTGACCACACTGCAACGGCAGTTGAACCCACACGGCGGCGCGAACCGTCCCCAATCAGGATCGTCCTGCCGGAAGATCACACCATCGAGCGCCTGGTGTGCAGGCCGCACCCTGTTGTCACCGGCGGTGCGGTATTCGACGTATGGACGCGTCGCTGCCACCGCGCGGATCTGCCGGTAGCGCCCGGCACCGTACGCACCTTGAACGTTGGTGCGAAAGACCGTCTCGAGGTAACCGCTGTCGGCCGCTGTGATCCCGAGCGATGCCTCTTCGCCCCGCAGCGCGGTGACGAAGTCCTGCATCGTCGAGCCGCTCTCTAGCGCCTGTGCGAGCAGAGCATGCGCGCGCTGTCGCAACTGATCGCTCGCAAGCTGTGTTGCGGTGAACGCGTTTGCGCGCGCCGCGTCGCTGAGCTCGTAGAACTCATCCGGCGAGATGACGCCCTTCGAGAGGAAGAACCGGATCGCCTCGTCGAAGGGTAACCGCGTGAACGCAACCGGGATGGTGTCGTCGAGCTGGCGTTGCTGCGGTAGCGACTCGGGCACCTCGATCAGGCGCACGAAGAGCTGCCCCGCCATGTCGGCATGCATGCGCGGCCGGTAGAGCGTGGCCGCAATCTCGGCGTCGTCCTTGGCCTTGCGGGCCCACTCGCTCAGCAGCCGATCGGCGTCGCCCGGGCTCTTCGCGCGCTCGATCAGCGCTGCAATCTGGTCGGCCCAGCGCGCCCACGCGGGCAGCGCAGCGACGAGCGCATCGCCCGTTACGTCCGGCGGCTTGCCGATCGTTTGGACCGCTTGCTGCCGCGCGGCATCGTCGGCCAGGGCAACGAAGTCCCCGTGGCCGCCCGCCCAGTCAGGATCGCCGCCTGCTCCCAGGGGAGCTGACTCGAGAAAGGGCGCGCCGATGCGGCTGCACCTCCCGTCGCAGGCGCCGTCGGGTCAGGCGGCTTGGGCGCGCCGCCCGGCGTCGGAGCCGAGGCCATCGGCACGCCATCGAGCGTCGCGAGCTCCTCGCCCATCGCATTGCCCCAGACAGGCTGACCGCGGCTCGCGCGAAGCTCGTCCTTGGTGCACGAGCGGGCGCGCACGAGCAGCTCATCGACCTGCACCGGATCGTCGGCGAGGATCGTATGCCCGTTCGGAACGGGCGTGCTCGGCGCGAACAGGTGCGGGTTGAGGTCGCGGATCGCAGTGAACAGGTCGCGCTCGATCGAGTGCCAGAGCTGCTGGCTGTCGATCAGCTGACGCGGCAGAATCGTTGTCGTCGCCTGCGAGTCGGCCGCGCTGTACGCGCCGCCCGTCTGGCCGATCTGCACGTTGAGCGTCGAGCCAAGGATGCGCTTGGACATCGAGTCGTCCATGCAGTCGGCGAGCTCTTTCCAGACGCGCGCGCTGGCCTCGGCCACGCCGTCGCGCCACTCGACCGTGGTGCCATTGCGCAGGATCGCAACGCCATCAGCGGCGAGCGTCTCGAGCGCGCTCTTCAAGTCGTCGACGACGTTGTCGCCGACGGCCTCTTGCGGCACGGTGCCGACGGTGCGCGGGTTCGCGCCGTTCTCAGCGCCCTGTAGCCAATACTTGGTGACCCACTGCTTGACCCACCACTGGCGCGCGATGCTGAAGAACAGGCCGCGTGAAGTCGGCCAGTCGTTGATCGTCATCGGCGCGTGCACGATGTACTTGCGCGGGGGCAGCAGCGCGATCGAGCGGCCGTAGCCCTGCTCGACCGAATGCCCAGCGCGCACGAGCTCGGCGACAGCGCGCCCGCTGTCCCAGAGGCCGCAGCGGTAGTAGAGGTCAAACGCGAAGCGGCGCGGATGCACCGGCACGAGCGCGACCGGCACCACCGCCGGAATGCCCAGCAGCGTGCCGCGCCCCCAGATGATCTCGGCGTGCGCGATGTTCGTTCCGAGCCCATCAAGCAGCGCGAGTCGAACGTCAGCGAAATTGTCGATGCGATCGAGGGCCTCGCGGCACGCGTCCGTGAGCCGCACGGCATCGTCCTGCAGCGTCGGTACGTTCGTCTCACCCGGCTCGAGGTCGTAGCGTGCGGCGGCGATCGGCGCGATGCGCGTCTCCCACACGCTCGCCAGGTGCGAGTCGCTCTGCAGCATGCGGCGCGTGAGATCGACCCAGTCGACCGTCAGGCCCCACGCTGCGTCCTTCATCACCTGGATCAGGCGATCGAAAGTGATCTCCGCAAACTGGATCGCGTTATTGCCTTGCGACCACGGGATCGAAGGCTGCGGCGTGAACGTCTCGTACTGTGAGCTGCTCTGCTGCTGGCCCTTGACCTCGTTCAGGTACTCGGCCAGGCGCACCACGTCGACGACGTTGTCGCCCGAGCGCACGGCGAGCGTGCTGCCCTTGACATCCTTGGCTGCGGCCCTTTGTGCCTGTGCCTGGCGTCGGAGCTTGCGAGCGCTGCTGCTCATGCATCAGAAGGGGCGAACGCGTGTCGGAAACGGGCGCGTGCGACCGCCGGCTGGCGCGTCGCGATCGAGCGGGAACGGGCGGGGCCGCTCCACGTGAGGTTGCGTCAGCGTCTCGAGCGAGGCCGAGCCGAGCGCATCGAAGCCAGCCGAGAGCGCGTCGACGTCGTCGTCGTGCGCGTCGCCTTGGCCGGTGAAGTCGAGGCAGCAAGCAAGCGCCGCTGCCATGTCACTGCCATCGCGTAGCGCCTCGCCCTCGGGCCAGTGCACGCCGCGCTTGTCGTCGTTCCAAGCATCGCTCGCCGGGATCGCGCGAACGTACTTGCTCTCGCGCGCCGGCAGCGCCGTGACGCGCAGGCCTTTGCGAGCGAGGTAGTCGATCGGACCCTGCTCGGTGCCGCCGATGTACGCGCGCACCGGAGCGCCCGGCCAGCGCGATCGGAACGTGATGAGCTTGTCGCCCCACGTCGGCGCGTCGCATTGCGCACGCATGACGCCGAGCACGTAGACACGCTTCTCGGCTGACATGCCCAGCGCGATCGCGACGTTCCAGTCGCTGGTGCGCTTGTTGGTGTACGCGAAGTCAGTGCCGATCGCGACGCGCAGGTCGCTGGGCCGCTCGGTGTAGTAGCGCACGCCGTTGAAGACGTGGCCCTCACGCGGGCGCGGCTCGCCCATGTAGATCGACCACCAGTCGCGTTCGTTCGAGCGCTTGAGCTCGAGCAGCGATAGCGGCATCTCTTCCGGCCACAGCGATTCGCCTGATGGCAAGATTGCTGGCAGGTTGATGACGCGGAAGATCTTGCTGAGCCGCGGGTCTTTCTTGATGCGCCCGATCAGGTCGTCTTCGTGCCATCGAGTGTGGACGATGATGACGCTGGTGCGCTTGCGCAGGCGCGTCCAGATCGACGAGCTGAACTCGTACCAGATGCGCTCACGCATGAGCCGGCTCTCGGCCTCGGCGCGGTTCTTGTGCGGATCGTCGACGACCAGGATCGTCAGCCCGCTTAGACCGGTAATCGCGCCGCCGAGAATGCCGCGCGCTGCGAGGCCGCCGCCCTCGGGCGTGCGCCACAGCGAGACGCTGTCGGTGTCAGCACGGAGCTCGACGCCAGCGAGGCGCGCGTAGTCGCGAATGGTGCGCGACTTGTCCTCGGCGATCGTGGCCGAGTAGCTGACGTACGCGCTGAAGATGTCCGGGTATCGCCGCAGCGTCTGCGCGAGCCAGTGGCTGATCGTCGTCGTCTTGCCGAACTGCGCCGGCACTGAGACGCACGCGAAGATCGGTTCCGCAAGTCCGCGTGCCGCGAGCTGCGCCTGCTCGAGAACATCGACGACCGGCGTGAGATGGCGCGGGTCCGTGAGCGCGGGCGAGATGCGCTGGATGAAGCCGCCAAGCGCCTCGTCGTCGCGAGCGTGCGCCCGCGTGAACGCCTCGATAGCCGCGAGCTCGCGACCGATGCGGCGCAAGTCGCGCATGGAGCCTCACGGAAGACGAACGCCGCGCCGGGAAGGGGGTGAGACCGGCGCGGCGCTCAGGAGGGAGTCGATGGCCAGCTCGCGCGTGAGCGCAGCGTACCAGCAGCGTGCCCCGAACCCGGTCGGGTTCCCAGCGGGAGCTACGGCATCATGCGGCGCTTGCGGCGCGAAGCTACTGCGGCTTGCGCCTCACGACCTGGAACGGCGCGAGGTACTGCCGCACCCAGCTCGCCGGGATACGCAGCTCGCGCGTGCCGGGCCGCTGCGCCGGGATCTTCCCCGCCGCAACGCGTCTGCGCACGGTGTCGTCGCTGCAACCAATCTTGCGTGCTACCTGCCCCGTCGTCAGCCAGCCGGCCGCCGTGAGTGCTGAGCTCGTGTTGCCTCCGGTCATCGCGATCCCTCCCCGCGCATCAGCGCGCCTATTCGCTCGCGAGCCTGCTCATCGCCAGCCCGCGCCAACGCCGCCGTTGCTTGCCAGCCCACGCGCCGGTCCCATGCGGCGTGTGCGCCCAGT